TTATATATCGCGACTGCTTTTTGTTCTTTGATAATTGTACTTGCCGCAGGATCAAAATTTGAATTATCAAACCAAATATTTACGATTGGTGTTTTATTAATATTTGGATTGGTTAAATCAATATTGAGCCACCTTTCCCACGGATTTGACCGTCCTACATAAACATCAAATTTCCATAAATCAGGGTCTTTAGCTTCTGCAACTGCTTTGGTTTGTTGACTTTGAGTTTCAGATTTTAAAATGACAGCAATTCTATCTCGAACAATTTCAAAAGTATCCTCTTTATCTATTAAATGGTCTATATTTTTAATTGCCATATAATTCCAAATTGCATGTTATAAGCCCCAATCCTAGATCAGGATTAGAAGCGATTACTTTAAATTTGTATTGATTTAATTCTACGTCTTTAAATACAATGCGCCAAGGTTTTGTCGTTTCATCAACAATATTTATAGGTATACTTAAACCAGCTTTTTCTAATTCTCTTATACTTATAGCAATTGATGCAACTCTTCCACTAACAATTTGTCCGGTATCAGGATCAATAGTTTGTGCAATATCGTTTGTATAACCGGTTGTATTTAAAATTGTGCCATCAGGGTCGGTAATTGTAATAGGCCATGCAAAATCTTCTGATAAAAAAATATTTAAATCTTCAGTTGCAATATCTCGCAAACTCATTTATTTAATTATTACTTTGCGTTTAATTAATTGATTAAAGGATTCTTTTCCACCCATTAAATCCTTTGGAGTTATTACAACACCAGCATCTAATATACCACGCAAGCATGATATTGAGTGTCCAGGGGCAACTCGATATGAATTCTTTTTTGCTTCTAATGCTGCCTCTTTAGCTTCTTTTTGTTTTTGTCTTAAAGATTCTGCGTTTCTTTTTTCTGCATCTTCTTCAGCAGCTTTTTTGGCGGCTTCTTCTTCAGCAGCCTTTTTGGCGGCTTCTTCTTCAGCAGCTTTTTTGGCGGCTTCTTCTGATTGGCTAGTATCTTGATTATGATTTGAATTTTTATTTGTCATAATGCACCTTTAATTCTATAAAATTATTATGGTAAAACAGTTAATGCGCCAAAACTATCAATTGCAGTAGGTATCAACAATGGTCTAGATGAAGCTGATACGAAAAACTGGCGTTGATTTTCGGTGATCCAAGCATTTGTAAATATATCCATACCGCCATTTTGGCTAGGTAATCTTGGTGGTAGGATCGGTAAAACATTTGCAGCAGGATTGCCAAATCTTGGTATACCACCAAATGTTTTATCAAGTCTTCCACGAGATGCGCGCATAATAACTTTTTTATCGTCAACATAAGGTATTTTACTTCCAGTTTGAGGATCTTTATATTGACCATCATAACACCAAATGTCATAAGTATAATTTCCTACTGTAACTTGCCCTCGATAATTGCCAGCATCGCTAGTAGGCGGTAATGCTGTAATTGTACCTAATTCATATCGGCGATTATCATATCTGGCTTTAACAAAAGCATTATCAACAAAGGCGTTAAATGCGTCAATACCCATAATTAAGGTGTCTGGGCGTTGAAAACAATCACCGCGTATAATTTTCCCTAGATTTTCTAAATCCTGAATAGGATTAGCGGAGGCGTTTTCCCAAGTAGTGCCAACTGTAGAAAAATGGGTTGTTTTAGGCTTAAAATCAAGAGTATATAATGTGACACCGTTTTTATCTTTTAAATCTAATTTTCCGGTTTGTAATATTTGGGATGCCTGTAATTCTATAGATCTTTTGATTTTATCTGCTAATTGAGTAATCAACATTAATGCTTTTAAAGTTGCATTTGCCTGAAAATCAACATCAGCAAATGGATCCGCACCAGGAACTCTTTTTAATAAATCCCATACATTTATTGGGCCTATTTCATCATGTATCGGTGGTTTAAATCGTTTATTTGTATAAAGATCAGCCGAATTCATGCGGCCACCAACACTTAAATCTTGTATCACAATAGATACATCCTCATTTCCGCGAACTATATCAATTTCCACTTCTTCAGAATTATAAAAACTTCGCGGCGTGGTCAGGAAAAAACTACTTAAAAATAAGGTAGGTGTAGCCAATTGCTCATATACTTGCAGCATTCGGAGTGTTGTTTCATTACTCATAATTTATCCCCCATTTATAAAAACATCCTAAAAATTAAACTAATTTATAATTATTGATTATCATATTCTAATAATTCATCAACCTCAACAGATATTGTGGCATAATCACGCAATTGATCTTTGACAACTTGATCAACATTTGTATCATCACCATCAGCATCGATAACCAAACGTTGTTTTCTAACTACACCGCCAGTTAATACTCTAACAGGATAATCACCAGCACCAGTAGAAACAACATCATATGTGATTACAGCTTTAGGTATGCCATTTTCATTAGTTGTACCACCTTTTTCAAAAACAACTAATTTGCCGGTTGAACTATCACGCGCAAGAATTGTTCCAGCCAATAAAGTTGCAGCTCCGGCGGCAGTGAAAGTATCATCATCAAATTCGGCATTTCTTAATACAACATTGCCAGTATCTATATTTGTAATTGTTAAATTCCCCATGATTTCTCCTCCTATTTATATAATATGCCAAGATTAATAATTTAGCAAAATTAAATTATTGCAAATTATTGCTTGGGTAAACTCTTTGTAGCAGCCTCAATTTTCGATAATATTTGATCTTCTTTATTAGTATCATCGGTTTTAGCTTCAAATTCAGGTATGGCATCTTCATCTTTGATACGCTGATCTTGTGTTTTACGATTAAGTGCAGCAGCCATATACTGAGCAGATATAGTATCAGTCATGGTCGAACCATCTTTAATTGCTTTAACAGCAGTAGGCCAATCAAGCGACGCTTCAGCCATTGTTAAGTGGCTAACCACTCTATCGCGCTCTTTATCAATACCCATTTTATAAATGGCCTCATAGGCTTCAGGATATTTCGCTTTAATTTCATCAGTATTCATAAGATTTCCTCCTCTTGCACTTTCTTCTTCATCAGGACATTTGGCAATAATGCCACCGCTAATAGTATCAATCATGCCACGGTTTTTAGCATCATCTGCTAAGAAAACCGCACCTTGACCATAATTTTGAATAATATTATCAATGGTGGTGTTTCGTCCATTAGCAATATATTCCAAAAATAATGATTCTATGGAATCCAACTCAGCCTGTATAATTTCACGCCCAGCACTTGTATTAATGTCAGGCACTTTATTCGGCGCATTTTTGCTGGAAATTCTTACTATATTATCCCTTATAATTTGTTCAGTTGCAACACCTATACTGCCAATTCTTGCACCTCGATTAGCGGCAGTTATCATGTTAGTTTGAGATGCAATTCCATATGCCGCCGATGCACATGTATTTATTACATATGTATTAATTGGTTTATTAACGGTATTTATAAAATCCAACAATGTAAACAAACCATTCACCTCACCACCAGGGGAATCGATATTTAATTGGATACTGGTAATATTAGAATCAACATTTGCGGCTTGAATGCTTTGAGTTATATCTTGATATGTTGTATTTCCTCCGCCAAATAACATGGCCAATATATCTGGATAACAAGTTAAGACCCCTATTATATCTATAACAGCAATATTTTGAGTAGCTGTTTGTTGATTTATAGAGGCAATATTTTTTTTCTGATAATGTGTAAATTCTTCATATTCTTTTGAAGTAGGCTGATAATCTTTATGAATTTTTAATTTTTCCTGGACAGCCAATTCTAAAAACATATATCCATCTTTAAACATATTAAACCTCTATTTTAATGTAACCTGAATAGTTGAATCGCCATGCACTGATTTAGCATAAACTTTTTGACCCAATTCTAATGCCCAAGATACAAAAGAATATGTCCCATCTGAAGTATTTAAAGTATGCCCATCATTAACAGATGGCGCAGGTAAACTATCTGATTCTCGATATAATATGCTTGATTGGGTGCTTTCAATTGTCATAAAACCTTCTGAATTATCGGGTCCTATTTCAATCCATTCATCGGATAATATTATTTTTTGAGTATTTGCCATCATTCGTCCTCTTTTTCTTCATCCTCGGCATTTTCATTTCGAGGAATTAAAGCAGATACATCATCATTAATGCCGGCTTGCGCTTTTTCTTCATTTTCACGCTTAATAATACGAATATTACGACTAAATTTGGTTCCAGTCAATTCTTTTGCTGCCCTAGAATTTGTCATCCAGCCATTAGTTACTAAAATTGAATATCCTTGGGCTTGTTTGCGTATATCAGTGGATGGTTTAATAGCTCCTGTCCAATCAGTTTGCAACCAGGCATTTAGAATGTCATATTTTGTAGGATCGGTCCAAGCATCAAGGAATCCTATTGCTTGAATTTTTTGAGATAAAATCTCGCTAATAAACCATTCCTTATAAATCGGTTTGCATACAGTTGCACCAAATTCAGCCCTGGCCTTATTTAGATAATTTTTAAATTCATTAATCGCCGCTTGAGATGCAGAATAATTGCTTGAAAATGATAATTGTAATATTTCTGGCGGAATTTCATTTGCCCAAGCCATAGCGTGTATTACCGCGGCTTCAAATTCTGCAAATTTTGTATCAATTCCCTGGTTGCCAAAAGCAACAGGCTCTTCACCCACCTGTAAATTTTCAATTACTAAGCCTGGTATATGTTTTGCTATATTTAATCTTGTTTGAGTACCATCTAATTCAGTAATTTCAGCGTTTTGTTTTTTAACCGCACCTTTTGTTATTGGTTTTGAGGCCACCTTTTCTTTATCTTTTTT